CTGCTTCTGCCTGTTATGGCATTATGAGCGCGGCCAGGGCAATATATGCGGAGTCAGAAATGTCTATGGTAGGATCTGCCGGGACTATGATTCAGTTTGAAGGACGTGCTGCAAATTCGGTATCTCCAGATGGTGTAAAACATATTCGTATGTACGCCACAAAATCTGTTCAGAAAAATGAAGAGATGGAAGCCGCCTTGAACGGGGACAATTACGAACTTATTTTGGACAATCTCTTAAACCCAATGAATGAGCGGTTTTTAAACCTCATTCAAACCAACCGCCCGGTTCTTAAAGGCACCGACTTTGACAGCGGGAAAGTGGTATTTGCTAAAGATGGGATTGGAACTTTTATAGATGGCATAAAATCATTTGCTGAGGTACTTGCAATAGCAGAAAACCCGGCATCAAAAGTTACCCCGGCATCGGGGCATATTAACTCAAATAAATCGATTATGACAGCAGAACAATTAAAGCAGGAGCATCCTGCGACTTACAATTCCATCTTCAATGCTGGGATCAAGTCGGGTGCAACTGCAGAGAAAAGCCGTGTTTCGGCTTGGATGGCTTACGCTGATGCCGACCTTACAGCAGTTAAGGATGGGGTCAAAAGTGAGGAAACTGTGGAAAGCAAAAGAGAGGAACTTTTAATTAAGACCTATTCCAATGCCCACGTGAAAAATTTGGAACTAGATTCCGCAAAAGATGTTACAACTCCAGCTTCTGGATCAGCAACTGAGCAATCAGATGATGAGAAAGAACTTGAAGCCTTGAACGCATCCATTGATAACTCCCTTAACTAAGAAATCATGACGAATCTTAATCAAAGAGATGCAACAAGAAATCAAAGCACTGTAGATTATTCTCAGGTTAAGCTGTTCTTGTTCAACAACAGGTACCAAACTGGCCTGTTCAAAAACAATACCGGGGCAGAACTTGTCCTTAAGCCGGGAACACTCCTATTGAGGGATAAAGCAACCCCAACACAGGTGATTCCTGCAATTGCAGGTGCAACCCTTTCAGATGTGATAGGGATAGTAAAGGCAGATGGGGAAATCACCCTTGCAATTGCCGGGACTTTGGATATCAATTTTGGTATTTCCGGGGATATTGATGAAAACGAACTGGTATTACCGGCAACCGTAACCTTGGACACCGTGCCAGCTACAAGCGGTACCAGAACGGTTAGGGATATATTACAGGCCTTGGGCTTTGTGCTTTCAGGATCTGTTCAAAACACTAAATACGACAATTAAGATGGCAATTACACTAAATCAACACAAGGAGAACATCACCAAGAAGGTAATTGGTAGATTTTCAGACAGCATTGCGCCTAAATTAGGCCTTTCTGTTTGGTTTCCTGCAGAAACCACCACTTCAAAACAAGTGAGTATTGAAGTAGAACGTAACAGAAACCTGATCGCGGTGGATGTTGAACGGGGAACAGAAGGGAATATGAACACCTTCGGAAAACATTCCGAAAAAGTGTACGTTCCGCCTTTCTTCAAGGAAAAATTCAACTTTGCCGATCTGGATGTATATGAACGCACTTTTGGTGCCGATATGTCTCCTGGCAAGAATGAATATGTGTCCATGCTTAGAACTTCCAGCGCCAAATTGGGCGTTTTAAGGGACAAAATAGACCGTGCAAAAGAATTGCAACGTTCCCAGGCACTTCAAACCGGGATTGTCACTATGAAAAATGGTGATAATATTGACTTTAAAAGAAAAGCCGATTCATTGGTTGATCTTGGAGCCGGAAATTACTGGGATGCCGCAGGTACCACCCCAATTAAAGACGTTGAGGAAGGTATCAAGTTCATTCGTCAGGAAGGAAAATCTTCTTCCAGGGCCTATGACCTTATAATGGGTTCTTTAGTATTGGGGGCATTTATGAATAATGCATCCATTGAGAAATCTGCAGACCTTCGACATATTAAAGTGCTTGAAATCGGGACTACCCGATTTGAGGAAGCTACAGGATTGAACTACCACGGTAGACTTTCCTTGAAAAATGGAAACGTAGATCTTTGGACTTATGATGATTTCTTTGAAAACAACGACGGTTCAAATTCCGAATACATTTCTGCAAACAACGTAGTCTTGTTACCACGTGACTTTATTGGTAAGCAGGCGCACGCAGGTGTACCGGCCATCATCCGTGACAAGTCTAATGCTGAGTTCCCTGAGTGGATATCACAAATAGCATCAGAGTTTTATATCAACAACTATGTAGATATGAGAGGTGCCGCACATATGTTTGAAATTATGAGCGCGCCGCTCGCGATTCCTTTCAGTGTGGATAGGCTTTGGACTGCAAAAGTCCTTGCATAATTTTTAATACTGAAAGATGAATTATAAAGTAAAAGTTATTCAGATAGCACTCAGAAACAACAAACTCGCCAAAAGCGGGGATGTTGTTTCTGAAGCGCAATTGACGGGCAATGCAAACGATCTTGAAAAAGCGGGTTTCATTGAAAAGGTTTCGGACAAATCCAAAGATTCTGCCAAAGCCGTAAAAGCTGCTGAGAAAGCTAAAAAAGATGCTGAGGTGAAAGCTGAAGCCGAAAATAAAGCTTTTGATGAAGCATTTGCAGCAGGCTCTTTAAATGCAGATCAGTTGGATGGGATCACAAAAGATGCCATTTACGGATATGCCCAAAAGCACTCTTTGAAATTTGATGAAAAATCGAATAAAACCGATTTGATCCAGGACGTTCTTAAGGCCGAAAAAGCTTAGATATGTCTGGAAGCATCATACAGGCCGCAATAGCCGATTCCAAAAAGATAATCAATTCAGGTGGGTTTCAGGAGGCAATAACCCTCACGACCCCATCTGGTGATTTGACTTTGGAAATTACGGGATTGGCTTCCAAGCATCATTTAAGTTTTGATTCCGATGGCTTGCCGGTAAACGCAAAAAACGCACGTGTTTGTATAGACGAACAGGTTCTTTTGGATGCAGATTACCCGGTGAGAAATGCAAAGAAGGAAATAGACTTAAGGACCCATAGGGTTTCTTTCAAGGACAGTTCCGGAATTGTAAAAGAATATGTGGTAAAAGAAAACCAACCAGATGAAACCTTTGGTTTGATCGCATTAATATTGGGAGATTGGCACTAATTACAACCATAATACCAAAGCAAAATTTTGAACTCGTTAACGAGCGCATTGGGGCAATCCTGAAGCTTGAATTGGAGGAACAAAAAACGCTGCAAGCCTTTGCAGAACCTGTGAATGTTTTCAGTGAGCGTTTGGATCCCTTTGACAAGTCAGAGGAAGTTATGGTAAACGTGTTCTTTGATTCTGCCAATAGTTTTGATAATACCCAAAAGACTTCCCAGGGGAATGTTTCTTTTTTCATTGACATATATTCCACGGGAAAAACCAGTACAGGCTTGGATGGGGGATTGGATTCCGCCAACCGCTTGCACAAATTTTTAGGGATGGCCAGCTACATTCTCAGGGATTCCCAATACAGGACTTTGGGATTTGTTTCCGGTTCCATTGGAGGGGTTTATGTGGAAAGTATCCAGGTTGCTAATATCGAGCAACAGGATGCAGCTTATGATACCATGGGGCGCATTTCTTTTTCGGTGAAATTAAAAGAAACTGGCATCTTGGAAACAGGGGAATTAATGGCTCAACATTTAACCGGTGTAAAACTGGATACGACCAATTTAGGCTATAAATACGAAAAAATAATTTAATTATGACAGCAATTTCTACAGCGGTTGGGTTGGAACGCAAATCCAGGACCAGCGGTTACAAAATCAAAAAGGGATTCTTTGAGCTTGACACGCCAAACCTTCCTCAAATAATTGCGATACTTGGAGAAGCCAACACTGCCAATCAGGGAAGTTTGGATACAGATCCTTTTGAATTTACATCGGCTGGGGAAGTTGGTAAACGCTATGGCTATGGTTCTCCCTTGCACCAAATGGCACGTATCTTAAGACCTGCTACCAGTGATGGGATTGCGGGGATTCCCACGGTGATCATTCCACAGGCTTCAGATGTTGCGGCATCTGCCACGGTTCACGTATGGACCGTTACGGGGCCTGCTACAGAGAACACAACCCACAGCCTTGTAATTGCAGGGCGTAAAAATGTGGATTTCTCACAGTATGCCTTTTCAATTGTAAAAGGTGATACTCCTACCGTTATCGCGCAAAAAGCGGCAGATGCCGTGAACGGGGTTTTAGGATCACCGGTAACAGCAACTGCGGCAATTGGCGTTTTGACCCTGACCACCAAATGGGAAGGGGCAACCAGTGCCGAACTTGTTACCCGAATTGCAACCGGAAATAAAACCGCTGGTATTGGATATGCTCAAACCACGGTAACAGCCGGAGCAGGAGTTGTAGATCTTGCCATCGCAATGACCCATCTAGGAAGTACCTGGTACACATCGGTAATAAATCCTTATGGAGAAGCACATTTGGCAACTTTGGAACAAATAAACGGGGTGCCGGATCCAGATGTTCCAACAGGAAGGTATGAAGGGATTGTTTTCCTTCCGTTTATGGCCTTCTTTGGTTCAACCCTAAGTGATAAAGATGCCCTTGCACTCATTACAAATGATGCAGCACGTATAGATCAGGTAACGAATGTTCTTTGCCCTGCACCGGGTTCTGAAGGTTTCCCCTGGGAAGCTGCTGCCAATATGCTACGCTTGTTTGCCAGGATTATGCAGGATACCCCACATCTTGACGTGAATATTAAATCATATCCTGATATGCCGGTGCCTGATAACGGTGCAATAGGCGCAATGAGCGATTATAACAACCGGGATTTCCTTGTAAAAAAAGGCTGTTCCACCGTAACCCTGGACAACGGGGCGTACAAAGTACAGGATCTTGTTACCACTTACCATCCTGAAGGGGAAAGTCCTCTACAGTATGCGTACGCACGTAACCTGAACCTTGACTGGAACGTTTCCTTTACCTACAGGACCATTGAGACAATCTCCGTAAAAGACCACGTATTGATCAGGGATTCTCAAATAACCGATGTTGCCAAGGCAATCAAGCCTGCCGAATGGAAAGCCGTATTATCCACGTTGTTTGAGAACCTTGCAGAAAGGGCGTTGATCAATGACCCATCTTTCAGTAAAACCTCTTTACAGGTACAGGTAAGCGATGTCAATCCGGATAGGTTTGAAACTGCATTCAGATACAGGAGAACTGGAATTGCCAGGATTCAATCTACAGATGTAGAAGCAGGATTTTAATATTTAAAAGATAGAAATTATGAGCTTTTTAGGAGGTGATATTACGGAAATTGTTTGCAAGCATCCAGAGCTTGGAGACTTCAGGTTTGAAACCAAATCAAATGAATCCTATACAATGGATCGCGGTGGTTATAGGAACAATGATGATGCCAATGCCGTGACCGGTGCAGGTAAATCTATTAACCAAAAGAACCGGGTTAGATGGTCTTTGGAAGGTCCTATTATGTTGGACTTGAATTCCACCGATAAGTCTGTGGAAGACCTGGCAGAACATCCCGAAGATGGCACCTGGGTAATTTCCCACATCAGCGGGGCAATCTACCAGGGAAAAGGAACCGTTGTAGGTGATCTTTCCTCAGATACCAATTCTGCACAAATGGGAATCAAGATTTCCGGAGGCGGAAAATTAGAGAAAATATAAAGATTTTATGAAAGCGAAAGCTGGTTTTTTAATGTTGCTCATCGGACTGATGTGCTTCACGGGATTCGGATTCACTACAGCCGACCTGACCGACAATTCGACAACTGATGTAATCCAGATGGATTGCTCGGTAAATGTGGTTGCTGCTCCAGTAATGGATGTGGTTTTTAATTCCTTCCATTCGGAAGCAGATTTTGTCCTTGCTGTAAATACGGACGTTTCCCCGGTAACGGATTTTGTAACCAACATTACCTTAGTTTCACCTTTAAATCTACCCGCTGAAGATGTAGGTTGGCAAGCTAATAGTGTGAATTACAATTATACCACAACCTTGACCCTCAATAAGATTAAAGATTCCGGTGGGAAATTGTCACTCTTTTACATATAATAAAATGTTTCCCCA